TTACCAGCGGGCGTAGGCGAGGCGCCAGGGATCCGCCAGGGTGGCACTGCGACGGCGCGTGGTGGCCTCGCGGCTGGTGGAGTAGAATTGCTGGGTCAGAGACTTGCTCTGCGGGGCTTTTCCAGACCGGCGGAGCATGACGTCCTCAAAGTACTCCCCGTGAGTCAGGACGGGGCGGGAACTGCGCGGCGTGCGTTGCCGACGGGAACGGGGAGGAGAGACTGCAGTGGTCATACATGTATCAGGATATGGGCATAGTTCCGCCCTGGGGTGGGCTCGCCCGGGATTTCTGGGTGGCTACAGAAAGTCGCAAAAAGAAGCGGCCCCAACGTCAGGGTGCCGCTCTTTTGGCGAGTTAGGCCGCTTTGGCCATTTCCGCCGGAGTGATGATGGCGGCGAAGGAATCAGGAGAATTCACGGCACGGGCGAGGTTCGCGCGCACCATATCCAGTTGTTTGGGGGTCAGACCCGCGCAAGCTTCCCGCACGACGTCCAGAATGCGCGTGGTGGCTTCTGGCGCGGACTTGCAGGGGGCGGGAGCGGGGGCGGCTGCCGCAGTGGCAGGAGCGGGCGCGTCAGCGATGGATACCACGTTGGACGGCGTAGTTTCGCCCGCCGTATCTTCCGTGGTGGTGGCGCTATCGGACGGGGTTTCAGTTTCTGATTCCGGCGGGGTGCTGGGAGTGGGGGCCACGTTTGCGGCATCTTGAGCGCGTTCCAGCACCGTATCCACCCATCCATTGCCGTACTTCGTGACGGTCAGGTATTTGTGGATTGCCTCCCGGGCTTTGGGATTCTTTGCCCCAATCGAAAGCGCCTTGTCCAGCGTGACCGCTTGCCGATAGGTCAGATCATCATAGCGGGATTCCTCAAGCATGGGAGAGCCGTCTTTGCGAGTTTCCCCAATGCAGAGAATGCAGAACACGCGTTCATGCGGGGCGGCATTGTCCACACAAGAGGTTGCGGCACCCATTTTAGTGGCCGCCTCCCGCGCTTTGGCGAGGGGGGCACCGTCCTTTTCAGTGGCCACCAGTTTGGAACGGTGGCGGAGTTTCCCGATAATTGGGAGAATTTTGGCGGATTCCGCAATGATGCGGGAGAGTTCGGCCGCGACTGCGGCACCATCCATGGCACTGATTTCTTTCCAAGCGGTGGCGGTGGAGTTCATGATGGCGAGGGGCTGAGTTCTACACGTATCAGGCACTTGGCATAGACTCCCGCGCCACGCACCTGCGGGGCTTTTAACGTGAGAGCCAAAAGCACTGACAAGGATAGTATTGCATATAGTGTAAAGTAAGCAAGTGGGTTTGCATAAAATGGCGGACTTTTTTCTGCCTCCTACAAGTGAAAGGGGCCTGTAAACATACTTATGAATAAGTATGCATACGTTGATTCATAGAACCATTTTCCGAAACTCCAGCCGTGGGTTGGGGGTGTGCTACGGTGACTTTCGAGCTGCCCTCGCCTTTTTTCCAATCGCCCGACGTTCTTCTTTGGTCAGTGTTGAAGCGCGTGCAGTTCCTCCTTGGGAAGCACGGGACTTTTTTGTTTCTGTAGACACGTGCTTACGACCGTCGGACTCGGGTTGTACTACCGGGCATCCCGCTTCCAGCCAGGCGTTTACCGTAGCAACGAATGCTCCCCTGGGCTCATGGCCCTGACCGAGCATCTTGTGCAATTTAGTGTTCACAGAGGTGGGTTTGACTCCCAGTCGATGAGCAAGCCAACGTGCAATGCCGAACTTGTTGCCGGTCGAGTCCACCGCGGCCTTGACCTTTAGAAGCCACGCCGAAAAATCGTCTGTCATTTTCCAAGTTTGAAGATGGATTCAAGTACCTCTTCCCAGAGGTTCAGTAGTAATTTATCCCGCTCATCAAGAGCAGTCACATGTTCGCTGTCACCGCCTTCTCGAACTTTCGCACGGGTGGAAGCTAAAGCCTTTCTCCTGGCCTGAATGTCCTCACTGAGCGTGCTTAGCTCTCTGGCAGTATGAGCGACTTCCCGGCGTCTCCGAAGGTCCTCAAGTATAGAGACAGTTTCCTGTCTCACGTAGTTGGCCATATTGCTCGGCGGTGGACTTGTTTCGACCTTGGTTGGTTGAGGATACCTCAGGCCGATCCAAAAGCCTGTGACAGAAAGCAGGATGGCAGCAACAACGATGGAGGTGGATAGTTTCATGGGCGCGATGCTCCCATTGCCTGCAGCACCTCGTCTGGTGTCCGGTCATCGAGCTGGGCGGCCAGGGCAGGGGAGGCTTGGGTTTCAATATTCTCCAAGGTGATGGCAAGCTGCGTGGCGACCTGGGTCTCAAACTGTTCTTCCAGCCGCGTGTGCCGGGCGTCCATATCCTCCTGGCTGGTCGCGCCCCGGGCGGCGGCGAGCTGCAGCACCCACTCTCGCAGGACGCGAACTTCCACCAGCAGCCGCTGATTCTCTCGCATCAGGAAGGCTTCGGTCTCGGTGGGAGTGGGAGTACTCATGGTGCAACGGAAACTGTATCGAATTCGATAGAGACGTCAACGACGCTTAAGGATCTCGAGGGAGTGGGTATCTGGCGGACGCGTCGGTGAAATTTGCCGATTGACCGGAGGATCCGATTCCCGAATATCCGGTTCATGGCTGAGATCATTTGTCCTGAATGCAAAATGCCTTTTGATTCCAACAACCAGGAGGCCATCGTAACAAAAGTTGCAGCTGCAGCCGCCGCAGGGGCTGCCGGGGCTTGGTTCGGGTCCGGTGTGGGATTGGCGGGTGGTCCGTTGGGCGCAATCGCGGGGACGATTCCCGGAGCGATCTTTGGCGGCGTGGTTGGGCTCTGCGCTGTAGATCAGTTCAGACGGTGTCCAGCATGCAATCAAGTATTCAAAACGTAGTGCGCATCACTTAAGCGACGGTTGACATACGGGGAGGGGGCATGAGCGCCATGCTGCCACCAGCCCGCCCCCGCATCTCCAGCGCCGAACTGGAGGCCTTGATCGCCCCGTACGGGATCGACCGGGGGCTTCACCCACTGCTGGTGGTGGGGCAGCGCGCCTACTACAACCAGATGGGTGGTCCGGGAAACAACCGGGGCATCTACGATGATGCGATCTCCTTGATCACCCCCAACGTCACGGCGACGTACAACGGCAACGTGGATCCCAGTGCGGCCAACCGCACGGGGCTGGCAAGTCTGAAGCCTGGTCTCTACCACTCCTACAGGTTCGACAAACACAAGGGAGAGTACATGGCCATCTGCCAGCGGGCCGGGGAGGTGATCGTCCAACGGGACAACACCGCCCATATGAAGCTGGGCAAGCATCCGGACTATGGCTACCACCTGGGGGAAGGCTACTGGCGGGGATGGTTCGGCATCAACCTCCACAGAGGGGGTGTGAACACCACCAGCTCCTTGGGATGCCAGACTATCCCGCCGGAGCAATGGGACGGATTCATCGCGCTGGCAACGGGTGAGGCAAAACGTCTGTTCGGTGACGAGTGGAAGGCACGGACCATTCCCTATCTGCTGATTGGCTAAATCAACGCCTGACACTCCGCGCCTCTTACCCGCCCATCATGAGCACTGTCGACTGGATTGAGATTTACAACGATTACTCCGATGCTGAGCTGACTGCGGAGATTGCTGAGTTGAGGAAGCGCGTGCGCGGTGGCTACACGAGCCAGACCTCTGGCGGCAAATCGTATAGCAAGGACCTCAATATTCTGACCGCCCAGTTGAGAGGGGCGACCCGCATCAAGAATCAGCGGGCCCGTGGTAGCCGCGGCCGTGGGGACTTCCTTGGAGTCGCCGACTTTTCTGGCGGTGTGGACGGGTCAGTCCGCAATGACATGGGCCCCTGCTGACCAGCCGCTTTTTGAGACAACGTCCACCATCATTTCTTCCCTTATGAGCGACACCACCACCACCCTCACCAAACTGACCGCCATCCTGAGCCATGTGCTGATGGGAGAGCCTGGCTTCCAGGTTACTCTGGAAACGAGGCTCTCCGAGGACCTCGACGTTGACTCTCTGGACAGGACGGAGTTGGTGATGGCGGTGGAGGAGGAGTGGGGAGTCGATCTCCCGGATGAAGACGCCGACAAGCTCAAGACCGTCGGGGACCTGGTGAAGTACATCGACGAGGCCGTCGATGCTGGCTGATCCACTGGAGGCGATACGAGGAATCAACATATGAAAACACTCCCTTTGCTCATGCTGGCTGGCGGCCTTTGCTGCCTGATGTCCTCCTGTAAAGCCATCCACAAGTGGACGGCTCCGAAGTCTCAGGCCGTGCAAGCCGTCCAGATTCCCCCAGCGATCGGAACTCCGGTCACGACCTCTGGAGGACCGGTCACCCAGTCCGTCATTTTTCAGGGTGATCCTTTCGAGCTCGCGCTGAGCGAGGCGGGACGCAATCTCTTCAGCGCCTCCCGCAATCAGGGCATGAATTTTGCACCCAAAGGAGGATCTGAACAATGAAGCGCTTCCTTCTACAGGGCGCTCTTGCCTGCGTATTGTTGATAAGTGCCACGAGCTGCGTGTATGGCCCGTCCGTGACTCGGACGAAGGGTAAGACCTATCACGCATCTTCTGGTGGGGCGCTCTTCGCAGAACGTGAGGGCGTGGTGGTGGAAGTCATCACCCAGGAGGGAGACGTGATCCGCTACATGGTGAACAAGGAGGACGCGGACAACGTCGCCGGTACCGTGGCGAACTACAAGGGCTTGGGGCTCCTCTCAGGCATTGCTGCCAAGCAGGATGGCGTGCGCGTGCTGAGTGGGGAGCGGGTGGAACTCGGCAAGCAGAAGGTGCAGATGAACAAGGACACGCTGAACGCAGGGTTGCTCGAAGGCGCGGTCAAAGGAGGGGCACCGGTGGCCCCCTTGACGCTGAAGCAACCCGGCAGCTGATCCCGGCTTCTACCCCAGAGTTTTCCCTCATGAGTCGTGACCGAGAAGACAACTACGTGCAGCAGCACGCACAAAGATGAGCGAGCAAAAAACCAGCAAGAAAAACGGCGGAGCGGCCAGCGGCAGCAAAGGGGATGGGCAGCAACTGTCTCTCACCTCGGAATCAAACAACCAGGCAGCTGCGGAGGTGAAAGGTGCAGACGATCCATCACCGCCCTCGCCTCTCCCGTTTCCCAGCCCGTCCCAGCATTTTACGATCTGGACGGAGGGGGAGACGGTGCCAGCCGCCGTTGTTCAAACCACGCGTGTGCGGATCAATGACCGCGCCCGCAGTTGGCGAGGGTACACGGGGCGGGTCGTCCTTGATCCCGCCGTGTTGGACCAGTCCAAGCCCGCTGCTCCGATCCTGCAGGAGTCCGTGCTGGTAACGTTGGAAGAAAGCGGGATGACCACCTACCAGAAGGTGGGACATCTGGATCTCATCACCGAGGCTGCTGCTTGAGGGAGTTTGAGGCGGTACCCTGTGCCGCGCAGCGGGCTATGTTGGAGAGTCTGGGCTTTCGGCTGCATGACTCGCACCCCGACTACGGACGTTGCACCTGGATGGGACCGCATGAAGTAACTTTCGACCTGGAATCTGCGGCCGTGCCGCAACTGCCACAACTGATGGCTGAAATTATCGATATCGCAAAAAAGTCCGGAAAACACGCCGCTCAAAAGGCGATGCAGAACGCCCTGGGATTATGACGACTGCCAAGAACGAGATCAAAGCTTCCAATGCACCCCGTGCCCAGCGGCCCTCACCGCTGCGGGATGCCGTCGTGGCGTTGCTCGCTGAGCGTGGGGAAATGCGGGCTGATGATGTGGTTAAGGAAATCACCGCCAATGCAGGCCTCAGCCCCGAGGAACTGAAGAAGAAGTGCAACGTGATCCGCGTGATGATGTGCCAGGGTGCCTATGCCGGTTATTGGAAACGGATTGAGAAAGGGGTCTATGCTCCTCTCTCTCTCCGGTCATAACACATTATGTTGCACTAAGGTTGTACGTAGATTCTGTATCCTGAATAAATGAAGTGCAAAAAGAGGTCATTGGTCCAGAATTTGTTGCAAAAAAGGAAGGCGGACCATGAGCATCTATCGTGTGAGGCGCGTTGGCAACCGGGGCAAAAAGCCTCAGGTGAATGGCAGGAAGGTGGTGTGGGATGACCGGACTCGGGATGCCACGTGTGCGGCACTTACAGCATTTTGTGACAGTCTGGCAGAGGAATCCTGTCCGCTGCTGAGACAGATGGCAGCGAGCGCAGAGCGGGACATTCGCGACCTCTCTGGTTAGGTAGGTGACAGAGGGCGGAGGGGGAATGTCCTCCGACCGCTCTTCCTCCTTGAACCTCTTTGACCGGGTTCTGGGATACTTTGCGCCCAAGCAGGCGCTTACGAACCTGATCTCCCGGCAACACCTGACGGAGTTCGGGTATCATGCCGTCAGTGCGAAACACTCCCGCGGCGGCAGCGGGGGGCTTTTCCACAACGCATCGCCCAACACGATGCGCATGGAGCAGGAGCGCATCAAGCTGGTCTGGGAAGCGCGGGACCAGGAGCTCAACATTCCCTTCACCCGGGGTGTGTTGAACCGTGTCGCCCACTTTGCCGTGCCGCGATTGCGGTACCAGGGACTGACCGGGGACAAGGTGATCAATCAGGTCTACGAGGACTTTATTGAGGAAAAGGCGAAAAAGGCCGACATGACCAACCGCCATGGCCTCGATAAGCTGGCAGAGCTGGGATATCGCGGGAAGTGGCGGGATGGGGACTCGGGCTTCGTGCTCTCAGAGGATGCTGGAGACTTGCGTCTGCAGAGCTTTGAGGCCGACCAAATTGGGGACGTGCTGCGCGCCCAGAGCAGCAGTGAGAATGAGATCGGTGGGGTGGTGATCAATGATCTCAAGCAGCCGGTGCACTACCGGTTGTATGAGAGAACGAGGACAAACCAATACAACCACAAGGAGGATGTAGCAGCCTCTCGGTTCATCCACTTGTGGGACGCCTTTCGTCTGGGGCAGTATCGGGGCCACTCGCCGCTGGCGACGGTGATGCCGTCCATCCGTGATCTGTACGAGGTGTTCCAGTACGACATGCTGGGCATCAAGTACGCGGCAAGCTTTGCAGGGTTCATCAAGACCTCGAACCCATACAACCAGCACGGGGCAGACGCCTGGGACGGGAAGGATGCTACCACGGGGCTGCACTTCATGAAAGCGCGGGACGCGCAGATCGTGAAGCTTCCGGATGGGACGGAGTTCCAAGCCGCCCCCACCACGCAGCGGCCGAGCGGTGCTTTCCTGAACTTTGTGCAAGTGAAGATCCGCGAGATCGCCCTGGGGCTGGACCTGCCCTATTCCTTTCTGTGGGATCTGGCGGCGTTTGGCGGGGTGACCGCCCGGCTGGAAACGAGGTATGCGGACCACCGCTTTGACTACGACAGGAAGTTTATTGAGACCCAGATGCTGGACCGGTGGAAAGACGGTGTGCTGCGTCGTGGTATTGCCAATGGCGAGATCCCGCCGCACAAACACTACAAACGGGGCAAGTGGAACTGGGGCCCCCGCATCAGTTCTGATATACTCAATGATACCCAGGCCCGCGTCATCGCCATCCAGAATGGTCTGACCACAGCCACGGATGAGATCGAGCGCAACGGCGGCGACTTCGAGCAGCTTACACGGACCCAGGCGCAAGAGGTCAAGATCAAGCAGGCGGTCTCCAAGGAGACCGAGGTGCCGATAGAGCTCCTGGACCAGAGCAAGCAGCAGCCCACCGCTCTGTTGGCGGCGATGAATGAGCGGGGTAGCCCAGATGCGATGCCCCCTGACCCCAATGACCCGGCCCCAGGTGCGCCCCCACCGCCTGCAGGGCTGATGGCCTCCTATGACCCCAAAGCCATCCGGCCCATGCTGGACCTGCTCAAGCAATACAACCTGGGCCAGGTGACCTACGACCAGACCCTCGGCACACTGATGGCCTGGTATGGCATTTCCTACGAAGAGGCTGCGTCCATGGTGCCGGCGAGCCAGACGGCCTCCACCACGACGCCAGAAGAGTAATCCCAACCCCATGATGACATGTCTGCTTCCATCACACACCGCTCGTTGCCCGTCCTCCCAGGTCGCCGGGCTCCTCATTGCCCTTGCCCACCTGAATCCCGACACTCCCACGCTGCCATGACCACTACTGCCTTCTTCATCACCGTTGCCGCTGCGATGGCAGTGTACTCCACTGGCCCCCTGGCTGGCTATCTGTCGCCTACGTTGGGACAGTCGGAAATGGCCAAGGAAATCGCCCGAGAGATCGTGAGCGCCAAAGAGAACGTCATGATGTGGAGCACCATGCCTCTGGCGGGCGCACTGCTGGCCAGTGCGATGGCCTTTGCACTCAACCGGCGCAGTGAGCAGCTCAAGCTGGTGTTTGGCAGGGCGATCGGGGCGATCGTCATGGGAGTGGTGGGCCCCAGGATTGGCACTTACGCCCACCCCTGGATCAAGGAGTTGTCTCTTGATCCCATTGTCGTGTGCGGGGCGGGGTTCGCCTTTGGTCTCGCCGGGTATGCCCTGGCGGCCGCGGTGGTGGACAAGTTCTTCAAAAAGGCTCCGGCCATTGCGGAGAACGCCATCAACGATGTCGCAGAGCGGGCACGCTTCGGGAAGGGGGAAGGTTGATTCTCAGCAGGCATTGCTGGGAAACTTAAGCTTTCAAGAAATCCAACGGGTCTGGTACATTTACTGCATAAAATCGGAGTGTTTGATCACGAACTCCCGTGGATGTATATAGTCTAAAATCGACCAACTTATCCTCTTTTGGCCAGCCCGAATGGTGGTGAAGATCTAGTTCAAAGTTGTATGTCTCTTCGGGGAAAAGCCTTGGGACTTCCTTATGGCGGAATAGCAGGTCCCCGTTTGGCAGGGTCAAGTAATTGTTGATTTCTTTGTCCTCTGCCCAAATTGTAGTTAGGATGCAAACTAGACTCACTGAGTTTCTCTTCACAAGAAACCCTGCCTTGCTTTCGCCGTGCTCGTGAATCCTGCCGGAGTTGTTTTGCAGTGAGACAATTATTGTCCTATTGTGCGGAGGCAACGGGTAGTCGATGACAGGTTTGTTTCGCATTCCGTTGATCCAGATATCCAATCCGTCGCTAGCTGAGATGGATGGTGCCGACTTGTTGAGCAAGAGTGACTTAATTTTTTTGCCCAGTTGCGTCTTTAGTTCACTTATGCTGTCTCCATTGTCTCCATAGATGATGTGCGGGAAGTGTTTTAAATCGAAAGGAATGTCCTCAGCTCTTTGAGTGAGGAGGATTACCCGTTTGCCGAGTGCGTGCGCATAGCCAACTTCATAGAAGACGTTGGGGTTTTTTCCCGTCATGTCCGCAATAACAAAATCGGCCTTTGAGATCTGGTTGTAGATCCGATCCAAAATGCGTTCGTGGTAATCTTGTTCATCCACTCGCTCACAATACACTCTGGTTGCCTTGCAGGCCTCCTTGATGCCAAGGCGGTAGATGTCGTTGAAAGATTTATCGAACGGCATCAGGACAAAGCTGAAGACCTTTGGTTGGGTGGTGGCGGGCGCTCGCATATCAGCATGCTTGGGAGGGGTTGCACTTAGGTCAAGCTCTTCTTGCAGGGTGACATCCGCCGAGAGGCTATGACCCATCCCGGACTTCCCACTCTTTGCCTGCGTACCAGCCATCTGGCCCGCGACCTCGAAACTCCATGGCGCAACACCTTTCTTCGTGCCGTTGAAAGCTGGGGGCTGGAGACGCGACCGCAGAGCCGTGCGAGTCACTTCATCGATGTAGTGCTCGATGACGTGAGCCACCGGGTGGCTCGTGGGCAAACTGAGACCGTTTTGGGGTTTGCAGAGCAGCTCAAGTCCCACGGCCAGCAGCGGTGGCGCATCGTGATGAGTGACCAGGTGGCCTGGAATCCCTCGTCTCGCAAAGTGGGGTGGTGGGACGGGATTCGACGGTCCTTCTTCCCGGGCCAGCGGTTCGATCTCCTGACCATTGCCATCCACGAAGTAGGGCATGTGCTGGGCTTGCCGCATGTGAGCCAGGAGCAGGATTTCAAGTCTGCCATGCTCACCCACCCGGAAGATTCCGGGCTGATCAATGCCCCCTCCCGGCAGGATCTGCAGCGGCTCGCGGATCTGTACCGGAAGGAGGACGCATGAAGCGGCGGGTGGTGGTGATGGTGAACGGCATCATGACGGTACCGGGAAACAGCCGCAACTGGACGGGTCGAGGAGTCACCTGGACACACCTGTGGTCACCGGCAGTCTCGCAACATGGCTGCCAGCTGGTGGCAGAACGCCTGGAGTACTTCTCCGGCCCTCTGTTGAGCCGGGCGCTCGGACAGAAGGACCGGGCGCAGAAGCTGCAGCGCATGCTGGAGTTTTACTACAAGCAGGACTGGGAGGTCACCTTGGTGGGCCACTCGAACGGATGCGACGTCATCCTGGATACCCTGGCCGCCATGGGCTGGCCCCGGGTGCGGGATCTGCACCTGGTGTCGGCGGCTTGCGAGTCCGACTTCGCAAAGAATGGGCTCAACGCAGCCGGGGACCGGATCGGGTCGATTCACGTCTATGTCGCGGATGCGGATTGGGCGTTGTGGCTGGCGGGATCCTGGGTCGGCAAACTGCTGGGGTACGGTACTCTGGGCCGACAGGGACCGGTGGGACACAACCGGGTGGTGAACGTGATCCACCGCCCGTTTGGACATTCGGAATGGTTCTCAGACAGCTATCTCGATGAGACGATGTCCCGCATCATCGGCGCTGAGGTGGGGTGACAAAGCGGGAGGGGAATGGTTACCACTCCCTCTCCCCAACCCCCGCTCGTCAATACTCTCGTCACTGCGGGCCGTAAGGCCTGGCGAAAGCATGGCAAGGCTGCCCTGGTAGGGGCGGCCGCTGGCGCGGCTGGAATCGTCGCTGGGAAGGCCATGACCGACAGGAAGTCCGACCGGAACTGGAACCGCGGCAAGTCCCGCCTCAAGAACGCGCTTGTTACCGGTACCGGCGGTGGATTTCTTGGGGGCATGCTGTATGCGGGCAAGAGTGGCTTCCGAGGGGCACGGGTGGGTACGGCCATCGGTGCTGCAGCGGGGGCGCTCATGGATCCCAAGAAGCGTACGACCACCGGTGCAACGGTGGCCAGCGGTGGGGACTGGCACTTTGAAGTGCTGCCTCCGGAGGGAGGGGAAGCGAAAATCAGAGACCGCGTGGCCATCGCCAAGGATGCGGTGAGCATCGGTGCCGGGGTGGGGGGCATCCTGGCAGTGCGGCGGGTGGCGAAGAAAGCCAATGAGACTCTGGGGGAGGTGAAACCCTGGTTGCAGCGCACCTGGGAACGGGATGTGAAGCCCGTGGGAGCCAAGATCCAAGGCACCGCCGACCAGGTCAGCCAGACAGCCAAGAAGCTGGCGGCCGACGTGGGGGAGACGACCCGCAACATCAACAGCGTGGCCAAGCCTGTGGGACGCAAGCTGGAGAAGGCCGCCCGCCGTGAGGGTACCATGAAGCGGTGGCGGGAGCGTGCCGCACAACCCTCAAGGCTGGGCAGCAAACCCGGGACTCGTTTCCTGGGCAAGAAACTGCCGGCAGTGATGGGCACGGGATGGAAGTCGAGGCTGGCCCGCGTTGCCACGGCACCCGGGCGCTGGATCGGCAAATCCATGATGCTGCAGGCGGCAGGTGCCACGACCGGGTTCGATGAAAAGAAGACTGGTGCCGCTGCTGCTGCCGGGGGCGGAGCTCTGGCGGGAGCCGCTGCTGGAGGCCTCTATCTGCCCGGACGTGCTGTTGCGGCTGGAGAGGATCTGACCGGGAAACGAGTCGTGCGGCGCACGAAGTGGCCTTTCATCCAGCACGAGGGGATCGGTGTAGGTGATAAGAAGGTGGCGGAGGTGTTTCACCGCGGGCTCTCCCGCAATACGCCGTCCCGCACCCATGTGATTCCCCAGAACCAATGGCCCAAGGGGCAGACTTGGAAAGTGTTGGATGGCAAGCCCTCCAAGCGAGCGGCAACCCGCGCGATGAAGGGCACTGGCAAGCCCTGGAACTATTGCCTGCTCACCAACAATTGCCAGCATTGGACCGAGCATGCCCGCACAGGTACCCGACCCGTCGTGAGCCGCCAATTGCGCCAAGTAGGCGCGGGCGCCCTGGCAGGAGCGGTGCTGACCGGGGTGGCGGCAAAAGGCCTGCAGATGGCTCGTGACCGCAAGAAGAGCAAGGAAACAACTGCCGAGATGGGAGACCGGAGCAGGACCACGAGGTTTGCTGTCCGCACGGATGAACCCACGGTGGGCAGGAGCGCTCTGCAGGGGGCCGCTGCAGGAGCTGCAGGTGGTGCGGCCGTAGGTGCTGCCAATGCGCTGCGCAAGCTGCCAGAGGAGGGCCAGGCCAAAGCCGGGAAACTGCTGAGGGTGGCGGGAGATCGCATGGGTGGGGCGACCCGTCATGAACGGTGGACCGCCATCAAAAAGGTGGCGAGGATCGCTGGGAGAGAAATCAAGAAGCACCCCAAGACCGTATTGACGGGGGCGGCCACTCTTGGGCTGCTGCAGGGCGCGGCATCTGGGTTGAGCTCCTGGAGGCAAAAGCGAAAGAAGGAGGTCACCGGCGAGCCTGTCCAATTCGCCCGGGGTGAGTACCTCGATGCCCAGGGACGGCACGTCTCTGCGTGGGATGTGATGACCGGCAACAAGCAGGCCTATGGCACCAAGATGGACGGCCGCGGGAAGCGCAGCGTGGATATCAGTGTGCCCAAGGATGCGTCCCTCCTGGATGCGGCCAGCGCCGTGCACGGCCAGGCCAAGGCGGTGACCCGCTGGGGCGGGCGGGCCACGGGAATGGTCAAGGATGCCGGTGACGTCATCAGAGGCAAGCCCAGGGGGCGCGATGCCTCTGGTCGGCCGGTGAAACGGGAATGGGAGAAGCCCTGGTTTGCCCGCCATGCCAAGGAGCTGGCCACGACTGCCGCCCTCGTGGGCAGTGGCGTGTTGTACAAGCGCAACCCGGTGGTGCGAAAGCACGTCAATGCGGTGACTGAGAACGTGAAGAACAGGGCAAGGCATTGGCAGAACCAGGTGGGCCTCTCAAGGCTGGATGGCCTGTTCGAACGAGTGACGGCCCTGATGGTGGGAGGCGGGTCCCCCGTGTATCAGTTTGACGAGGTGGCGGCCGAAGCGGGGTGGGATGTGCGGGATCCCCGGGGGAAATCTGCCCGGGTGTTTGCCCCAGGATCTCGCTCCAGGCAACGCAGGGAGAAAGAGTGGTATGAAGAAGTGGGCAACGAGCGCAAGCTCTGGGGGGCTGGTGTGGCTACCGCAGGGGTGCTGGGTGCGGGCTTGGCCACTCTGGTGGCCAAGAAGAAACCGGGCTGGCTCGGTCTTAGAAAAGCTCCCGCCATGCCAGTGGTGCGACGACCGCGGCAAGTAGGAAATGTGGTGAGAGGGGCATTTCGCAAAACTGTTTAGCACTGTTCATGTGAATAGTGGTTGGCAGTTCGGGTGCCCCGTGTTACCCGAACTGCCATGTGCAATCGATACTGGGTCCGGGGAGACAAGTCGGAAGTGACGAAGGTCCTTCCCGATCTGGATTTCCGTGTGGACTACGGCGTCCGGTACAATGTTGCCCCCGGTCATTCTGCGCCCATCATCCGCCGTGCAGGTGTCGGGTCACTCACCTTGGACAACCTGGCCTGGGGAATCCCGGAGAAAACTGTTGTGGACCCCACGGCTGGTCCCACGGTCAGTCTGAAGCATCACGAGGCAGCCACACGCATCGGGCACCGGACAGCCTACCTTTATCGCCGCTGTCTGATACCGACGAATGGGTTCTTCATCTGGCAGCAAGCCACGCCAACCTGCAGGGTTCCTTGGCTTTTGAGCTACCCTGGTGAATCACTGATGATGCTGGCCGGCCTTTGGGAACCGCATTCAGAAATCGGGGATACTTTCGCGATTCTCACCGGTCCACCGCCCAACCGAGCTATTTGGGTGGGCTATCAGTTTCCCGTATTGCTGCCGCCTTGCGCTTGGAGGTCCTGGCTGGATCCGGACTGCCCTTTCAGTGAACTAGCAGCACGGATGCACAGCGGTGTTCATCGGCCCAATCGTGACCTCCAGCAGTGGAGAGTTACCTCCAGGGTGGAGTCCCCGGAATTCCAAGACCCAGCGGCGGTGATTCCCATTCCAGCGAGGCAGGAACTCGGTTGAACGATTCGACTATCCCGCCAAGCTGATGGTAAACGAGCGGCAGATTGGACCTGTCGATTTAGGTATGCCATGTCCTCGCGCCATTCTACTGCTGCAACTGAGCCGATGCTATGTAAGCTGGTCCCTGAGCTTCCAGAGGGGCCTGAATGGGAATATGAAATAAAGTGGGACGGCTACAGGATGATTGGCGAAAAATCGCCCCGGGGAGCTCGCCTGACCTCTCGCAACGACAAGATCTTGACTCGGTCATTTCCAGGAGTTGCCGAGGGTCTGGCTGAACTGAAGTGCATTTCTGCCACGGTGGATGGTGAGGTGGTGGCTCTCAACGAAGAGGGCCGCCCAGATTTTCAACTGCTACAGTCTCATCGTTCAAAGACCCCAGAGTTGCGCTTCATGCTCTTCGATCTTTTGATTCTCAACGGCCAAGACCTGACAGAGTTCCCTCTGGAGGCCCGCCGCCAAGCTCTGCAAAAAATCCTGCCCAAGTCTTCTGACGTGATTGGTTTCAGCAGGGAATTGCACGGTTCCGTGGCTTCTCTGATGCAGCAAGCCCGGGAACTCGGTCTGGAAGGCATCGTCGCAAAGGCCAGAGACAGTCACTATGAAGCGGGCGAGCGGTCTGGCATGTGGCTAAAGTGGAAAGCTGAACGGAAGGACGAGTTCATTGTGGGCGGCTACGTCCCGAATGGTCGGAGTTTTGATGAGCTCATTATTGGCCAGCGTTCCGGCCGAAAGCTGAAATATGTGAGCAGTGTGCGGGCCGGCTTCACGCCTGTGCAGAAGGCGAGGGTGATGGATTCGATACGCCACCTGGTAATGCCCGCCTGCCCCTTCAGTGATTTGCCTGAGACTGGACCGTCCCGATGGGGTCGCAGTCTCGACGAGGAGAAAATGCTGGAATGCAGGTGGGTGAAGCCGAGGACGAAGGTGGAGATTGCCTTCGTGGAGTGGACAGCGGGCCATAAGCTCAGGCATTCACGGTTTCTGAAGCTGCTGTGATTGACACGGCGTGTGGCTCAACGCCATGAACGCCACCGCCCTGCTGACCCAGTTCTCCGAGCTCGATGCCGAGCTCGACAAGGCCCTCACGAAGTTCGCCCGTGAAGAGGAGGACGATCAAGGTGCTGTCACCCCCGGCAAAGTTGCCGGCGCGGCTGCCGTCGGTGGGGCGGCCTATGGGGTCCACCGCGGGGTCATGAAAGCCGGGCAAAGTGCCGGACCGCTGCCCCCCGGGCTCTCTGGGGTGCGTCAGGCGTACAAACAGGCAGGTGGGGCGGTGGCAGATCTGGGCAGCAACGTGAAACACTCCTGGCAGAACCCCCGGGAAAAGTGGATGCCCCCCCAGTCCCGGAAAAAGGCCATGAAGTTTGGCCCGCCCACCAAAGATGCCCTGGCGGCGGCCACCAAGAGCCGGGTGATCAAGGATCCCACTTCCATGCAGAAGGCCAAGGCGGCCGGTGCGGCCGTTCGCACAGGGCTCAAGAAGATCGTGAAGATGTTCTACCACCACGATCCAAGTGTTGCCAATGCCACCCAGTTCGATCTGGCGGCGGAGGTGACCAGCCTGGAGGCTGAGCTTGACCAGGCGTTGACGAAATTCAGCGCCAAGGGCTAATGAACGCGCCTGACCCTGGCGAGCTCATCGCCGCCCTGCGAGCTCTCAATGAGTTGCAGAGTAAGCGGTACCCGAATGGGTGTTTGATCGTCTGCACGCATCCTCTGATCACGCGAGACGCCGCTGGCAAGGTGACATCGATCCAGCACTTCCAGCTGCGCCTTGAACCCAAACCATGACAGGAGTTTCCTGAAACTGCCGGTCAGTTCTTTTTTCACTATGAGCACCCTTGCCGCCACCGCCCTCGCCGAGATCACCGGCCTACTTACCTCGTTTGAGAAACTCGATCTGGGGGAGAAATATGGAGAGGTGGGCTGCTACACGCCACCCAAGCCCCAGGACAAATACTACCCGAGCGTGTACATCAGCAGCAAGGGGGACGGCAAAGACTTCACGAAGATCCCACGCAAGGGCAAGGCCACCGTAGAGTATCGGGTGCGGGAGAGGACCGTGCGCGAGGATGAAGAAGGGGAGAAGAGGCACAACCTCACGCTGGAGATCAGGTCCTTTGAGCCGACAGAAGAAGCCAAACCTGCGGACAAAGCGGCCGCAGTGAAAGCGGAAATGCTGCAGGCCATGGATCAGTTGACGCAGCTGGCCGCGCCCTTAGGTGAGCGTGGCCGGGACGGGGCGGGGAGGTTTGTGGGCAATGAAACGGGCGGCGCGGATCCCCAGACCATGAAACAAGCCTATGGAGAGCCCAAAAAGAAGAGCGGTCTCCTGGGGCCGGGGCTTGCCGCGGCGGCCTTGGCCGGTGGCGCTATTGCCGGAGTGCGCAAGATTCGGCGCAACTGGGGTGGCCCAGGTGTGCCCATGATGGACTCGCTCAAGGCGGCGGGTTCACACGCCAAGTCGAGCCTGCGTAAGGCGTGGGCCGAGCGGCAGGTGGTGTGAGGCCGAAGCGGCGTGGGTAGGGTTTTGTTTGGCGCCTAGCTTCGCCCGTGGATCCTATTCACCTCTTCATCGAAAAGGGCCGGTTTGGCACTAAGGGTGCTGATACTCAATTCCAGGTGGCACGATCCATCTTCGTGAGTCTGGAGCGACTTTACGCTACTTGCCAGCAGTCCTGCTTCTTCAAGCAGTTTGACTGCATTGCGGAAAGCATCTTCGACAGGCGATAAGAATTGTCGGGAGCTCATGCGTCATGGTCCCACAAGGCGGCAAATACGTCAACAAGGAGGGGCGAAGGGCCTGGCTCAAGCCAAGGAAGGTGAGGTCGTCCACATGGGCCACACTTTCCTCTCCGAAATGAGCAGCAGATGTGGGCGATTGACAAGGCCAGCGGGGACGTATGAACGACCCGCAAGAAGGCCAGGAGTTTACGTTTGAGGTGCTTGATGCCGGCGTCGGGCTCGGCGTTGATGAAATCAACTGCATCATCCGCAATGTCTCGATGATCACCGGCAATCTAGTGGCCAAGGGACACGATCTGGAGGTGGACAACACCACGCTGAAGCAGATCTACGACTGCGCGAAGGCGAGTGGCCAGGTGCCGGTGAAGCTCAATCACGGCAGCGGTATTGAGGCCGTCAACGGGTACCTTAACAACTTCCGCCGTGATGGCGACAAAGTTCGGGCAGACTGGAACTTGCTCAAGACTCATGACAAGACCCCGCAGCTTTTGGAGCTCGCGACAAGGCAGCCAAAGACCGTGGGTCTGAGTGTCACGTTCCGAGGAGCTCCCGAGCTGAAGGGGACCAAAAAGCACGCGAGGTGCACGGAGCTGGTGTCCACTGATCTGGTGCCCCATCCCGCCGCCAATCCGGACGGCATGTTCTCCGAGGGCGTTGACAGCCGGGGCAGGGGAAGTATGCCCGACACCGCCCCTCCTGCCGCCGCCGCAACCGCGAAGCCCGGTGCTCCTGCCGATCCGCTCCAAGTCATCCTTGCCAAGCTGGAAGGGATGGAAGAGCGCATGACCGCCATCGAAAGCTTCTGTCAGCAAGTGGACGAGCACCTCAGTGAAGTGAGTGGAGCTCCCGCTCCCGGCGGCGAAGACGACGACGAACCCGAAGAAATGGGTGTCGGGGCTGGCGACATCATCACCCAGTTGGAGGCCTATTTCTCCGGCAAGGTGACGGAAATGGAGGAAGCCCAACAGGCGCAACAGGTGCAGCACGCCTTCTCTGTGCTCCGTGCGAAGCAGGAGCAGCTCGTCACCTCCCTGGAGGAGAAGCAGGCTGAGATCACCGCCCTGAACGAACTGGTGAAGGAATACCGTGCGGCCGCTCCCATGAAGCCGGTGAATGCCGGTGGTGGCGACACTACGATGTTCTCGGCTGCAACCGCCCCTGCCGAGAACCTCACAGAATTCCAGCAGATGGTGCGCACTGAGATGACCGAGCTGAGTACCAAGAGCCCGGAAATGCTGGAGGCCACCCGCCGGACCACCGCAATCAAGAAGGTGATGTCCTCCCATCCTGGAGTGTACGAAAAGCACCTCAAACAGCTCGGTGCCAATCAGAGCTAGTCTTTCGTTTTCTTAGGTAGTTTCAAGAAACCTCACCGCATTTTCAGCCAAGTTTTCCCGCCACGATGAATACCAACGCCATCCTTTCTCTTCCTGCCGAAGAAGACATCGAAAACTATCTGCGCGTCAAGGCGGGCGTGGCTGGCGGCCTTGTGGTCGCCGACGCAGCCGATGCTGCCGAGGTGCTCGGCCACAATATCGGGGGTCCAGTGGATTCTGATCAGCGAGGTCGCAACATTGTGGCCATGCAGAAGAAGAACGTCGGCATTCACTACGCTGTCGCGGCCGGGGAAATCACCCTCGCCAGTCCAAAGATCAAGGGGGCCGACAACGGCAGAGTGCAGGCTCATGGCGGCGCTGGTACGGCCGAGGGGGTAGCCCTCCAGCCAGCGAGCGGTGCCGGCCAGATCATCCAGGTCATGTACTTCTAACCCATCTCCCCAGTAGTTATTTCCCACTCCTGAAGCCAGTTTCCTTTTCCAGCCCCATATGTACTCCTCCACTGCAGCCTCTCCCCGTCCCGAAATCTCCGCCTTCCTGGAGGAGTCGAGCGCGTCCGAACAGGGGCTGATTGCCCAGCAGGTCATGCCTGTGGTGGACCAGCCAACGCGCAACGGCAGCTACCCACGCATCCGCCGTGGGAAGGGTGAGCTGATGAAGATCAACTCCACCAAGCGTGCCCAGGACGGTTCCTACAACGAAGGCCAGCGCGCGATCGAATGGGACACGTACGACTGCGCGGAGTATGGCTGGGAAGAACGCATCGATGACTCCCGCAAGGTGGAGCTGGAGCGCTTCTTCGACATGGAAGTGCTCACGGCCAAGCTAAACAAGCGCACGCTCCTTTTCGATTACGAGAAGCGCGTGGCCGATCTCTTTGGCAACCCCGGTACCGTAGGCGTGACCGCCGTGCCCGCCACGGTGGCCTACACGGAGGCGAACCTGGCCAACATCGACTTCCCCAAGGATGTGCAGGCCGCCCAACAACGCCTGGAGAAGAAGGGCATCATCGCCAACACGATGTGGATGAACCGGGAAATCTTCAACCTTCTGCGCCGCTCCTCCAAGCTGCAGGGCTTCCTCTTCAGCCAGCTGGGCCAGGGCGTGTACAAGATCATCAATGCCGAGGACCTTGTGAAACCCTTTGGCATCAAGAACATCATTGTGGCTGGCGGAGCCTACGACTCTGCCACCAAGGATGTGGACGGTACCTTCAACGGCACCTACTTCTGGAGCAATGCCTACATCTGGCTGGCGGACATCCAGGGTGGCAGCTTTGAAGCCGGTGGCGCGGGACGCACCATCACCTGGGGTGCCGACTGCCCCGGGGGTCTCTTCACCACCGAGACCTACCGCGATGAGCGCCGCCGCGGCGACATGATCCGCACCCGGACCCACACCGCTGAGAAGATCGTGGACAGCGGTGCGATCGAGATGATCACGACAGGTTTCGTGCCATAGACCCTGAAACTTGCACAGGAGTTGGCGCGGTTCAAAACGGGGGTTTTGAATAAACGGCATGGGTCGCGAGACCTGTGCCGTTTTTCTTTTACGTAGTGAACCCCCCGGGATCGTTGACAACCCGGGCGTGGCTATGCTTACGCCGTTGCCGATCGCCCGCTTTTCCGGAACCCATGCGGCCAGGCCGGCTGCAAACCTCGCTGTGGGTGCCCGGTTCTTTGAAACCGACACGCTGGACGTCTTCTTCAGCACTGGCACGACCTGGATCCAGACAGGCGTCTGCAGCCGGGTAGAGGCAAACGGTTTCTCCAGCGGCAATCTCTCCGCCCGTCCGGCGGCCGCCACCTGCCTGGGCTACCTCTACCAGGACGAGAATGGTGTGGTCTACGAAGCCTTCCCCGGTGGCTGGGCGACGGTGACGTTGGCCGAGACGCCCAACCAGGGCTTGCCAGCACCGTCGGTGGTCGTCGCCAACACCGGGACGCCCGACGGCAATGCCACCATCACCATCCAGGCGCTGGACGCGCTGGGCAACAACCTGACCAGGCGTTGCCTGTTGCGAGTCTGGCTCTCTGCCACCGCCTACGGCGCCCCCACTGACCTGGGCACGCTCACGGCCACCACGGGGATCCTGCTGAAGGAGGATACCGATGATGCCCTGGCCACGGTGGCCACGGATGCGACCGGCAAAGCGGTTCTGGTGCTGGACACCACCGCTGATGGCAATGTGCACGCCATGGCCTCCATCGTGGGGGTTCTGGCCACGGGCAATGCCGCGATCACCGGCAATGCCTGATAAAGTTTAGTCAACGCAAATAGAAACCAACACACCGAAATCCATGGGAGACATCAATGATCTGTTGCAGGGGGCGAATGGCGTCCAGAACGTAAGTGACAACGCCCTCGTGGAGGGGGACTTCTTCGCCGTTCAGGTCGTGGGCAGTGTGCCTGTGACCTTTGAGCAGTTCGAGGAAGTCAACGCCAGCGGTGCCCTGACTGGTGTGGCCCACGCTCCTGGCACCATCATCATCAACGGCAGGGGCATTACCAAGCTCAAGAGATCCGGCGAATCGGGCATGTACCGTGCCTACCGGCGTTGATGGTCTGTTCTGCTCAAACTTTCACTCTTGTTGCGTATGCGTCTTGGATTTGGTCTGGATCTTGCCACCGTAAAGTTTCCTCTAACTACCGCTGATCCGCCAGCGCCCTTCGTGGGGCCGCTGGACCAGTGGCAGGATGACTTCCGGTACGCCTTTGCCTTCGGGCATCGGCTGTTCAGTTCTGTGACCCCTTCATGGCGCATCCGCAGGAGCAGTGACAGTGCGGTGGAAGATTTCACCACCGATGCTGTTACCGGCAGGTGGGGCAGTGACGTTCTTGCCTTCCTCAATGGCGGGGTGGGCACCGTCGTGAACGGTCTGGACCAAGCCGGAGGCCTGTTTCCTGAACAGGCCACTGCAGCAAACCAGCCTGAAATAGGACGATCTGGCACCCTCCAGGCCTTTGGCAATGGCTACGGCGTCACATCGTCCGGAGACTGGCTTGTGGCGACGCTGTCCCCGCTCATTCTGATCCCACAGCCCATCACCCTCTTTGCGGTCCTCAATGTGACCTCTGGTACCAATGGAGGTGGTCCCATTGCCTTCAGCGCTGGGAGTTCGGGGGTAGTGATGTCCTCATCGAAATGGGCGGTGCGGCTCAACAGCACCGCGGTCGATACTGGAGTGACCGTTACTACGGGAGCCAATCAAATCCTCCGGGTCGTGTTTGACGGAGCGAACAGCCACCTCTCCATCAACAATGGGACGCCCACGACATTCGCGCTTGGCACCGGTACCATCACGGTCAACGGTGTCTTGTTCGGTCGAGGGACATCGGCAGCTCTGAACGGGAAGTGGGCCTTTGCTGGGGTGATGGATGGTCGCTGGGATGATGGTTCCATTGAAGCTGCCCTGGGCTCCATCTGGTAAGGTTGACATGCGGCGGCGAGCATGGCCGATATCGCACTCACCGCCGCCAATGTTCTCAAAAGCTCCGCTGGAAACCAGACCCAGGGTACCGCAGGGGAGGCCATCGCGGCCGGGGACACTCTCTGCAAGAACACGACCGATCAGAAGCTCTACAAGGCAGACGGCAACGATGCGACGAAAAAGGATGTCGCGGGGGTAGCCCTGAACACCGCTGGGGCAGGTCAGCCTCTTTTCTACGTCCTTGAAGATGTGGACCTCGTCCTGGGGGCGCATGGCGTCCCGGTGGGCACAGTGATTGTTCAGAGCGCCACGCCCGGGAAAATGTGCCCGGCAGAAGACCTGGCAGCAGGAAACTACACTACGGTGTTGGGTGTGATCAAAACCGCCACGACCATGGCGTTGCGCCCCGTCGGAGGTGGGGTGGCCGTTCCGGCGTAAGGTTGCGGAGGACAGGTGTTTTTCAATTTCTCGGGCTGCTCCAGTGCATGGGGCAGCCCTTTTTGCAGGAGGGATATCATGAGTGACTTTGACGATGCTTTTGACCAGGCGGCCGAAGATGGGAATGAGGAAATGGGGGAGAAGCTGACGATCAATGGTGTGCCAGATGTCCTGGGCACTGTCTCTGATCGTGGTTTCTCCACTGCGCTGAGCCAGACGATCGGCGGCAAGACTGAGCTGCCTGACTTCGATGTGTACCTCTCCCTTTCGGCCGTGCGGCAGTGCAACCCTGAGAAGGGGCACAAGGTGCTGCGTCAGAAGAAAGGCATCGTGGGAAGGGTGATGCTGGTCCAGGATCTGGGTGGGGCGGGAGTGATGTTGACGTGCGGTCCGGTACAAACCCGTGACGTGTGACGGGAACGCCCAATACCATGAGTGACCTGTTTCAGATCAAAGAGCGGCTGGCAAAAGTGTTCGTGAGCGAGCTCACTGTACGCGTGCCAGGTACCACGTTCGTCGCGGGCCGGCGCAGTACTGCAGACACCGGCGTCGTGGGTGTGGTGAAGGTGGACCGAGTGGATGAGATAGCCCCCGACACCGGCGTGTACAATGGGGAGGTGGCGATCATCCTCCTGCGCAACATGGATGAGAAGCCACCTGCCGGCACGACCAACGAGGGCCTGCAAAGCAAATTGGCGGCCGATGTTGAGAAGGCGCTCAACCAGATTCCCCGACCTGGGGTTGATGATGAAACCGGCATCGTGCTCAACGGGTGGGTCATTGAAGACATAGCCGAAGCGAGCGACGGCCAGGACTATGCGGACATCGTGTTCCTCAAAGTAGGCTGCCAGTTGCTGGAGAAACGGGGCGAACCCGACGTGCAGCACCCAGTGGGGTGACTCTGACCGTTGACAGATGGAGGCTTGCATGGCCGTCCGTCAATATGGTTCCCAGTCGTACAAGTTCGGGTTCAACGATCCTGCAGCGCTGGCCATTGCCAGCAGCATCGGCATCCAGCCCCAGTCGCTGACGATTGACGCTGAGCCCGAGTTCGAGGCTGAAGGTAAGAACCTCTACGCGGAGACCGAAGCCTATGCCCGTGGTTCCGCCAAGCGTACTTTTACCATGGAAGGGTACATCATGGATGCGATCCTCTTCGAAAACGTGTTGGATGGCAATGCCTCTGCCACGTTCGTCTTTCGCGGTAAGGTGTACATCGTGAAGGGCGGGAAGCAGACCGTGAAAAACAACGAGTTCCAGATGGGTGAAACCACTGGCGTGAGCTTCCCGAAGATCACCGACCAGACGGGTACGGCGCTCAACTGATGATTCGCTGTGGAATCCTGGTCTGGCCTGGATGAGGCTCTCGCCGTCTGGCTGGGGGCTGCCGAGTTCAAGTGTCTAGGGCGCCGTTTGGTGCCCTTTTCCCTTTGGCACCGGGAACTGCTGCGCCTTGCAGGGCATCCGCTGCTGGCTGAGGAGCCCATGGACTTTGCGCAGCTGGAACTGGCGGTGCGGCTCTGTAGTGTGCCGGGATCCCAAGCGGGCAAGGTCCTTCGTCAGAAAGCCACTTGGTGGCGCCGGTGGAGTTTTGCACTGAGAGCGGTCTGGTGGAGCAGGAAGCTCCCGGCAGAAGAGGCCGCGTTCCAGGCCTATCTGAATGCCTGTTGCACGATGCCTGACGTCATGGCCACTGGTGGGGAGGCTGGCAAGGAGCGGGTGACTCCCGGGCTTTTGACCGTGCTGTCTTACCTCTCCAGCCAGGGATTTGATTCCAAGGTCGTCGGCAGTGAATGGCCTGCGGGCCTGGTGGACTGGATGTACCTCACCAGCCTCAGTGCTACTGCAGATGTGAAGTTTCTCACCGACGAAGACCGTGAGTTCCAGGAAGGTCTGCGGGCGATGCGGGCGATGCAGGAGCAGCGCGAGAAGGAGAAACGGCAGCGTGAGCGTGAGGAAGGCCGGCCGCGTGCTGTGAGGCTCCTGCGTGAAGCATTGGGCAGGGAATAGCCGACGCGGGCTGGTGACACGCGGGGTGGACCAAGATGGCCATCAACATCACCAGCAATGACCCACGGCTTGCAGCTGCAACGCAGGCCATCGCCGCCCAGCGGCAGCTCGCGTCGGCGAACACGGCGGTCAACAAAGTCCGGGCCAGTGTCAGCGCCTGGCAGTTTGGCATGATCGACGCCCTTGCGACCGTCGCCAGCGGTGGATCCAAGATGGAGGCCGTGATGAGCGGCATCGGCACCGCCATCACCATCAAGCTGCTGGGCCCGCTCGGTCTCTTTGCTGGAGCAGCATATGCCGCGCTCAAGTCTGTTAAGGAACTCACCGTTGGACTGGCCAAGATGGGTACCCAGGGAGCGGGGGGGATGGAGACGGTGGTGAACCAGTTTCGCACCTTGTTAAAAGGCATGCAGTCGGCGCGCGAGAGAGCGCGGGAGCTACGGTCATTCGCCGACTTCACTCCGTTTGGGTTCAAAGATGTGAGTGGCGGAGACAAAGCTCTGCAGACACTTACCAAGGGGGCGTTGAGCACCAAAGACGGTCTGACCTTGGCGGGTGATGCCGCGGCCGTAGCCGGCACGCAGTTTGCCCAGATGGCGGGCTTGGTGGGACGGGTTTATGATGGCCTTTCGAGCGGGCGGCCGATTGGTGAAGTGCTCCAGCAGCTCCAGGAACTGGGGGTGGTTTCCGGCCAGACTCGGAACGCATTGGAAGCCATGCAGGCCAGCGGCGCCAGTTTCACAGACATGTGGAGGCTGTTTGAGTCTGATCTGAAACGCTCCCGAGGGGCAATGGACAACATTAGCAAGACTCTCGAAGGTCTGCAGAGCACATATGAAGATGCGACCGATACCATGTCTGCTGGGTTCGGTGAAGGTTTCCTGCAGGGCGAAAAGCAGGCGATCGACAGCATGACCAAGGCGGTGGAGCGACTGACGCCGGTGACGGACTACTACGGCCGCCTGCTGGGCAAGGTCATGGGGGTGCAGGACAAGATGCAGGCCAAGTTCATGGAAACTGCCACCAAGGTGCCCGGCATGGAGACGGCTCTGAAAGGAATCGGCACCACCGTATTGGCCGTGAGTGCCGCAATCCTGGGTAGCGCCCTCTACAAAGGGGTGTTTCGGGGCCTTGGAGCTCTGAAAGGAGCCTCCTTGGGAGCAAACACTGTGACGAAGGGTGCAGGTGGCTATGCTGTTGGAGCAGGTGCCTCGGTGAAGGACAAGGTCAAGAACGACCTGGCCGGCGCGGGGACCGCTGCAGGAGATGCCTTCCGGTTTGCCATGGCCCTGAGCATGCAGCAGGCTTTCTCTGCGCTGGTCAGCTCCGTGGGGAAGGTGGCCAGTGCCTTCCGTGCCGGCGGTCTGACGGCCTCGCTGATGATTCTTGGCAATGCCTTTAAATTTGTGGGTGCACAGATAGCGTGGATGGGCCGCATGCTGTTGGCCAACCCCGTGACGCTGGCGCTCGCAGCGGTGGCCACCGTCGGATGGATGGTCTATGACGCTTGGTCCCAAGCTCGAAAGGCGGTGGATGCCTACGGCAGTGCTACCGGGGAGATTCTTGCCCGTCTCAAGGGGCAGGCCGATGCCATCCAGACCGTGCAGGACCTCAGCAAAGCGTATGCGGATACGTTGCGAGAGCTGGGCAAAGCACATGAAGAGGCTGCGCGTGCTGCGGTGGCTGGCGACAAGGACATGGAGAGCGTGGCTAGAGGGCGCATCGCAGGCTTGAAGGTCCAGCAGATGGAACTGGAAAAGCTCCATCGCGCCAACCTACGGAGGCCCGAGGAGTACTACGAACGCCAGACCGGCCAACGCACGGATGCACGTGAGACAGCCGAAAGCCGGCGCAATACCCAGCAGGAATTGATGGGGAATGAGTCGAAACTGCGCGATTTGCAAGCGCAACGCGAAGAGATGGCCGCCCAGGCTGCGGTAGCGAAGCGACTCTTTGACGGGCTCACGCAGGTGCAGGATGCCCAGGCTGCTGGCGGCGATGCGGCAGTGAGAGCGGCGGAAAAGCTTGCGGAAATGCGGGGCGAAATGGCCAGCCTGCAGGCACGAGCTGAGCAGCTCCGGCCGCAGATGGTGAATATCGGAGCTCACGGTCTTGGTGGGATTCAGAGCTCCGTCCAGGTCGGGGATGCTCAGAAGTTCGAAGAAGCGCAGACTGCCATCGAGGCGTTGAGGTTGGGGATCGAGAAAGCAGAGGAGGCAGCTCAAGAAGTGGGGCAAAGTCTGCGGATTGCCCTGGATAGCGACAACGAATTGGCCATTCTGCAGCAGAAGCTGGCGCTCTATGATGCGTATCAATCGGCGGTGCAGAATGCTGCTGCCGCCAGACAGCGTCTCAACGAGTTGGTGAGCAATGGCGATGCCAATCCGGAAGAGCTAAGTTCAGCTGAGGACACTCTCAAGAAGTCCGAAAATGATCAGGCTTCGCTTAAACGAATTGCTGACCAGTCTGGTGTGGTGGTAGGACCTGAAGGTGCTGGCCAGTCTGCCACTCTGAAGCAGAGGCTCGCGGAAATAAAATCCCTGGCGTCTGAACAGGAGAAGATCGCGCGGCTGGCTGCCCAGGACCGGGCAATCGCACAGCAGGCGCTGGAGGTCTGGCGCTCGCGAAGGGCCATGGAGCTGCAGGTGGCCGAGCAGATCGCGGCCGCGACCGACAATGCCTATGAGGCCGAACTGAAGCGACTGGATCTCTCCCGCGAACGCCTGGCTCTCGAGGTGCAGGAGGCTGACAAAAAGGCCGAGATCATCGAAGCTGAAGGGCGGAGCCGTGCTGCAGCGCTGCGCAAGGCCGGCCGCGGTGGGGAGGCCGATTGGGCCGAAAAGAACGCCAGGGCGGCCGCTGATGCGACGCGCAGCCAGGCGCGTGCTGAGGAGGAGAGGCAGCGTAAAGGGGTGGATGCCGCGGAGGAGGCGTTCAAACGCGACCAGGCCCGCCAGCGGGCGCAAAGCGAGGCCGCCGTAGAAGCCGCCCGGATGCGGGAAGATGCCGCGGATCAACGCCGCCTGGGTAACCATGCCGGTGCCCGGGCTATCGATGAGGCAGCGGCCCGCAAGGAAGACGAGGTAGAGCGGCCGCTGATGGAGCGCCGGTACCGTGACCAGGGCATGAGCCCTGCCCAGGCCCAGGCCGAGGCCGATAAAGAACTGCAGTCCCGCGCACGTGGGAGGCAGCGCGGTCAGGCCGACGAAGGCCGTGAGGAGGGCTTTGCCCAGAATGAATCCAGTGGCCGGCAGCGGGCAGAGGACCTGCGCACTCGAGCCATGCAGGCGGAGATCCGCGGCTATGCTGACCATGCGGCAGCGCTGCGTGAGGCGGCGATCCAGACGGAGAAAGCCGCCACCTTCGAAGCCCGGGTCGTGGAGCGGATGGAGCGTGAAGGGATCACCCGGGATCAGGCGGTGGCGAAGGTAAAGCAGAGCGATGCCCAGGAGCAACAACAGCGGCAGATCGAAATGGACCAGGCCAAAAAGCGCCGTGACCTCGTCAAAGAGGGGCTCAAGAGTGAGAATAAGGCTCGACGCCGTGAGATGGGAGGCAATGAGGAATCTGCCGCCAGGGTGCGTGACAAGCAGATCCGCAAAGAGCGTGAGCAGGAACTGAAGGAAATGGGCGTGGATGAGAAGGAGGCTGCCAAACAAGCCAAGCGTGAGGAGCGGGATGCTCGCAGAAAGCGCCGTCAAGAGCAGGCGGGCGATGCCGACTATGAAAACAAGCCCGATCTCCGCCAGAGAGTCAGCACGCTGCAGCGGATCGGCGGTGGCGGTGCTGTGTATGGGGCGGGATCCCATGCGCCGAGAGACTTGTTTGGCCGACTGGACAAGATGATCAAGTACATGCAGGCCCAGCATGAAATGAACGTCCGGAGTGCCGGCAAGCGGGCCGCCGTCAAAATGTGAGGTTGACGCTGCCAGAGGGGCATGATCAGGGGCTATGGAAGCGCACAGGTGAGAATTCTGCCGGAGACGTGTCGTCTCCGGCAGAAGCGGCAGGGCCTGACCGATGGGGAGGCTCACTTTGAGATCCAGGGGCCCTTGGCCAACGCCTCAAGCCTGATCGCACAGTTGCCGCGCATTGGAGCCAATCACCCGTTCAGTTCCTTCGTCAAGATGGAGACCCGGGAGCTGGTCTACATCCCCAACGGGATTCGAGCGGAATGCAGATATTGCGGAGCTTCCGACGAAGATCTGGACCAGCCGGTGTACAGCCTGGTGATGGGGGTCGAGGAGCAGCCCATCGAGGTGCATCCGGATTTCGTGTCCCAGATCGGAGGCAGACCGAGTTCACCGCTGCATGGTGCAATGTTCGTGGATGCCTCTGGCAATCTCACCACCAATGACTTGGTAGGCACCTTTGCAGGATTCGGGACCATGGTGGCCACCGGCCCCAGTTCCTTTGCCGCCAACCCCTTTGCTGGCATCGAGGCCTTCCTGGACGTCACCGCGATCAGCTATCGCGAGCGATTTGTCAGCAGGAACCTTCCTTCGAACGACGTCAACCAGGTCGGGAAGATCTTCACCGCGTTGCCGGGCCCTGCGCCAGGCTTCGGGAACAGGAACTGGCTCTACGTGGGATATCAGATGGACCAGCGAGGTAGTCGATTCGTGGCAGGGGTGCCCCAGACCACCCAACGGGTGGTCTATGACATTGTAAGAGAATGGCGGCTGAGTGGCCGCGGCGGCTGGAACCCAACCATCTACGGATAGTCATGAGCCGCTTGTACCCCAACCTGGAGCCTCTTACTGCGGGCGATCCCGTCGAGGACTTCTTCTCCGAAGACAGGATGTCGGCCATCGAGTCGGCAGCGAGGAGCTCGATCACATCGGACAGTGTGAGAGGCGGCCCGGGAGTGTTCATCGGGCGCAGCGGCAATAGCGTCCGGATCCGTGTGAGAAGCGCCCGACGTGTAGCTGGAGCTGCAGCAGCGGAACACCCGTACAAAGTGACGGTCGAGCCTGCCAGCGGCACCATGGCTGTCACGGTTCAAGATGCCAACTTCGGCGCGCTGGTCCCGACGATCGGCGGCGTGCCCATCTCTGCTGGGCCATCGCTGACGGTGTCGGCGACAGGCACGTATCATATCCACCTCAAGGCAACGTTTACCCTGGTGAAGAACGATGATGAAACGGTCGTGACCGGTGGCGCTCTGGTCAGCGCCGCCATTGACTCCTACGCTGACGGAGAGCCATCACCAGGGGCAGGTGAGGCCTACGTCCGCCTTGCAACCATCATCAACGGGGTCTCATCCGGCAGTGTGCGCAGGACCAGCCTTGAGTGGAAGATCTGTGACGACGGCAGCGGGACGGGTACGGCCGAGGTGAAAATCGGCCCTGCATAAGATGATTGTCAAAGATTTTGAGTCTCTGCCAATGACACTCGGATGCCGGCACTGCTGCCCTCCGGCGCTGCTCACGTGTTTTGTGACAGTGGGAGGAAAGATGGGAGGTGGCGAGTTTGAGCGCGCAATCTGCGGTGCTTACGATCCGGAGACCAACGCCTACTACCTGCAACGTGAGGAGTTGGACACCCGCACGATCTGGACTGATCCTACTGACAACGCGTGCGCGACTCCAACGACCGAGGAGATCGATCCTCCACTGGCACCGGGTGTTGTAAACTACAGCAACCCCTCCGCCGTATTACCGGGCGGTACCGTGAGGGACAATGCCCAAAGTAACGCTGAGGTTGCTGCTGCAGCCATGGAGGGCTGGACCGTCTCTGGTGTTTTCAGCGCTCAGGTGTTCTATGGCCACGATAGCGATGTGGCCAAGGCGGAAGCGGTGGTAAGCCCCGGGTATGCGTGGAGGGTCATTGGCAATAGCGGGTATGTCCGGTGGCACTGGGTAATCACGCGGGCAACTGAGGAGTTCGACAGTGAGGTGATCATGTCTGAAGGGGATGAAGAGTACTCCTGGACGGCCGGCGAGGACATTGACCAGTTCATTGCCTTGCCTGTTGCTCCCGAAATCTCGCTGGAGTGGCCGCCCTCATCCGGACCGGCAGATAACATGGCAGCTGTCTATTGGTCGTTGGCTGTTACTTCCTATACCTGTGAGCCCCTGTAGTAATGAGTGCTGAATCGCTTGCCAGAATTGGCCGGGTAATGTGGAGGGAGCTCCACGAATACGCGTGCAGATACCCGACGGCCCCAACGGAGTGGGACAAAACGCGGGCGGTGCGTTGGTTGGAATGCTTTGGCCAGCGGCTGCCCAGCCAGGGGTGTGGATGCCAGGTCAAATGGCGGATGCTCCTGCAGGAGCATCCGCCGTGTCTGGAATCACGCGATCACTTTTGGAGGTGGACCGTGCAGATGCACGGTCTGGTAAATGAAGCGCTTGGCAAGCCAGCGAGAATTGAAGAGTTCCTCAATGCTCGGTGAATGTGTAAATCCCAGTTGGTTCATCATACCCCGGTTGGAGGATGACGACGTTGCCGTCGGGACGAAGCACCGGCAGCGGGCAGGGATGGACGCGCTTGATCTCCGGAAGGTCCTTCCAGAACTCCGGTGCGCTCAAGATGGTCTCGGCATCGGACTTGTTGAGGCTGCGGTCCACCTCGAAGTACTCGTCGTCGTCGTTGCGCCTTGGCTTGAAGTACGACACGTACTTTTCGATCTCTGACCGGAATACGATGTCGGTCATGGGCAGCATCTTCGGCTCGCCGGTGGGCGAGGGGAAGACGACGGCCTCGCCGCGCCGGAAGAATACATGCTTGCCCTGCAGGGCGGCGGCCGTCTCCTGGGCTGTGTCCAGGATCTTGGCGTTGTCCCCAGGCAGCATGACACGGACGAGGACGCCCCGCTTCTTCTTCTTCCCCTGGCTGGCCGAGGGGCCAGCAACTGTTTCCACGAGTCCGCTCACGATGTTGGCTATGTGTCATGGCCTGCTGCAAGGGTGGATTCCGCGGCTTGGGGGTGGGGCGGAGACTTTTGAATGGGGTTGCCGGCAATGTCCGGAAACTCATTCCACTCACGGCCGTCAAGGAGACGGTTGTTGTAAAAGCGGGGCTTGCCAGCGAGGTCCTCCCCCGGCGGCCTCTTCTTGCCCACGCGGGCTGAGCAGGGCTTCCAGTAGGCCCCTGTAGTAGTGTCGTCCCAGCGCTCGAGCGGGGGGTGGCCGGGGTTGATCCAGAAAATGCCGCCATCGTCCAGGACGGCCTTGCTCTTGCGCCGGTCGAACTTGCCTCCCACCCATTCTCCCCATTGCTTGAAGAAGAACGGAGTGCCCGTCATCTGGCATTGATCGCGCAGCGATCGAAAATGGGCAGGGTGGATGGCACGGGCCTGGCGGCCGCTCTCCCCGCCGGTGATGACCAAGTCGAGCCGATTGCCGACGACGCTCTCGCCAATCCAGGGCGTGCCCCCTCTGGTCGAAATCAAGTCAAGGGGCCCGCGAAGCGGCTCTGCTGAGATGCCCCTCCAGGAGCACTGGACCTTGTGGAGCTCCGGGATCCGGGCCTCAGCGGTGGCCTGGGTGGTCACGCTGCAGAGGGCCATCACGTTTGACGGCAGAGGGCCGTGTTTGTGGGTGAACCTGGCCAGACGGTCGGGCCGCTTGGTCAGCAGCATCCAAAAATGGCGGTCGCCCTGTTTGTTTTTTATGACCTCTACAACCTCCTCAAGCAGGAAGTCGTCGGTGACCGCACGGCTTATGAAATCGCCGAGGTCGCCCACGAAAATGATGCGGGGGAAGCCGTTGAACCATGGCTTGTCCGGACGGGCCTTGCCGCGGAGATCCTGCCATGCAGCGGCCTGGGCCATGCGCCCGGGGATCATACGCACCTCGTTGAATGAGGTGGCGTACTTGTCTGGAAAGGAGTGTGCGAGGCGGTTCTCGTGAATCTGGCGGGCGTAGCAGGCAGGGTGCTGCATGCCAGGACGGTAAAGTTCGCAGCCGTCGCAGCCGCTGGTGGGATTGATGGTGCTGTCGCACCACTCAATGAGAGTGTGGGAGCTCATGTGGGAGTGAGGAAGATGGGGGGCTCAAGCAACCTTGAGAAGGTCTCGCAGGATGATGGCGCGCTCGAAATTCTGGTCGTTGATGGCCGATTGTAGCTCTTGCTCGAGTCTTTCCCGGCGTCGCCGGGTGCCGCGACGCGGCATGCCGGGTGCCCAGTCAAACAGTTCGCTGCGCGACACCTGCAGCATTTGGTTGCTGCCAGTAGGCACGAATAGCCACATGCCATTTTGGTTGTTAAGACCTGGGTAGGCCTGTCCTTGCATGACGTTGCGGCCAAAATGATAGTGGCACTTGATTTGACCGGGAGTAATGGGTGATCCGTCTCGATCCTTGGCATGGCGTGGGCTAAGGAAGGCGGTGAGAGGATCCCCTCCACGATAGTGGCCGGAGGTCTTCACTGAATGGACCACCTTTTCGATGCCGGACAGCTTCGCATAGTCAGGCTCGCTCTGGTCCACGAGACCGAGGGTGGTTTCCCAAAACCTACAGACCTTCCGACGGGTGTTTTCGAACTCCAGGCCGATCATGTAGGGCATCATCGAGCGCTTGTCGAAGTCGTATCGGCCGCCGTTGGTGTTTTCGAAGTTCACATTCTGGAAAAAGGTGAACCGGCATTCATTGATCGCATTGTTTTGCGAGGGAGTCTGTTCGATGTACTCCCCGTGAAACTCAAGGTGCTTTCGGCGGCCGTAGCAGTGGCCACGCCCTGGACCGCTGGGATAGTATCTGGCGGACACTGGATCTTCAGTGACGACAAATCCCCAGGAGCGGAGCTGGTTCAGGGTGCGATGCCAAAAGGGACGAGCTGGTCCCGCTGGCAGGGTGAAGGTCAGATCGGTGCCTTGAGATGCGCGGTAGTGGGCAACAACAGGATGGCGGGAGCTCACAGTGTGATGATCCTCCTTTCCTCTGGAATCTTGCAGATGATCAGTGCCACCTTTTCGGTGCGGCAGATGAGGCTCTGGTCCTCCCCGTCGGGGAAGACGTCTGCGTAGTGGGTCATGGTATAGAGCGCCGTTGCCAGGCGCTGGCAGACCGTGATGGGAATGACTCTGCCGGCGTTCTCTCCAAGTTCGTTGAGAGCCGGTGAACACTCAGCATGAAGTTGGAGGATGCCCTGGGCGCCGATCATGAGCTCGATGGAGTACCCGTCCAGAGGCGGTGGAACGTCACGGGTGACCCCCATGTCGTAGAGGACGTGATGCTGCATGTCCTTGGTCACCTGCTGAGCCAGCTGCAGGCAGGCGGAGCAGAGGCCGGGAGCCGCCCAGTGGCAGGGCTCGCCGGAGCGCTCGATGCGCTGGCTGCAGTCGTTCTCCCTGCAGCCGCAGGCCTGGCACATCGCGATGGGTTGGGAATTCTCACTGGGAGTCATGGTGTTGCGGTAGTAGTGGTTGAGTCGGTGGGGGATTCTTCAGCGATCGTCTCCGGGGCGGGCACGGTGTCGTTCCAGGCTTTGAGGGCTTGTTCGAGGTCTTTGAACAGATCCTCCGAGACTTGGAGTTTCTCCCAGTGCTGGCGCCACCTTCGGACGTTCTTGCGGCCTTTCGGCCTGCCCTTGTCTCGCAGGACAAAGCGGGCGGCGCGGCCCAAGGCATCTTCGCGATCGCTATTGGCGCGGCACCATTTGAGGAAGGTCTCGCGTTTGGCGCGCTTCGGTGCCGCCTTGAGCTTCTCCCGGATCATTTCCAGGAACTCAGGTCCACTGAACAGGCCTGCTTTGTATAGATCGTTGAGGTCCTTGTGGGGGCCCGACTGAGGCTGGAAACAGATGACCCTGGCTACTTTTTCACGGAGCTGGTCGAGGAAGCCGCCTTCATCGTGCCAGGCGTTGCCGGCGCGGTCGTTGTCTCCGATGCAGATGGCAGAGGCCTGCCTGTCGAGGGGGTAGTCTTTGAGGAAACGGCTGCTGCCAGTACTGCCACGCAGTCCCACAATGACGCAGCCCGGAGGCATGCTCTCCGGAGTGCTCCAGGCACAGGCATCTGCGAGTGCCAGCGCGTCCCACTGGCCTTCCAGCACAAAGAGCCATCTGGCGCCGTTGAGATTGCCCCAGACAAAGGGCCATGACCGCACGGGGGTGTCCTGGGTGCTCTTGGGGTCATAGTGCCAGGTGGCTTTGGTCCCGTCTTGATTGCCGTTGGAACCAGGCGCAAGCCGCACGTGGATGCTGATGGGAACCGGCTCGTAGGTCGGTGGCACTCCCTCTGCTGCAGGGCGCGTACAGTGGCCTGGGGCATTGATAAGAAATGCCTCGCGGATCGCTCCCCAGTACTCCCAGAGACCCATCAGATGGGCTTTTGCGGCGTTGAGCACAATCTCTGGACTGAGGCCCCTCCAGGATGCGATGCGGTCGATCTGGCGCCGGTCTGCAGCGAGGCTCTCACAAGAAGCATTCCATCGAGCGAGACGGGACTCTGGCAGGGGAAGAGAAACCGCGTCGGGCTTTGCGGGTGCCGTGGCCTTGCGGATAGCTGACGTAAGGGGAGAGGCGCTGTTGAGCCGGTCCACTGCATCCTTGAACTCCAGGCCATCGAGTTCCTTGAGAATGGTGAAGATATCACCCACCTTCCCGCATCCGTAGCAGTAGAAATGGTGGTCCGGATAGACACGGAAGGACGCTGTCTTTTCCTCATGGAAGGGACAGGTGCACGCGAAGGCCCCCTGGGAGGGCTTGCTGAATTCCAGCCCCCGGAGTTCGAGGAACTCTTTCAGAGGGTGCCGGGCTTTGATCTCCTGAATTTCAAGCTCAGAAAGCATAGGAAGGGCTATTTGCAGTCGTTGATGAAGTCCTGCATGGCCTCTGGTGTGGAGATTTGGCCCTTCATGAGCAGTATGAGGCCCAACTGAGCTCCGGCATGGTTGGCCGTCATGGGGTGTGACTTTAGGTCTGAAGCCAAGCTCGCCAGCGCTTGATTCAAATCGCCAGTGTCGCAGTACTGCAGAGCCCGATGTTTACACCATTCCAGATGCTCTGCGCGGGTGGCGTCGGGGCCGTATTTGAAAGGCTTTTCGGATGAAGATTGTCTGGTTTGTTGACCCTGAAGCGTCTTCTGAATATGGGCAAGCTCAGCTACAAGGAGGTCAGGAGTGTAGCCTTGATCGATACTGAATTGGATGAGGTTGGCCAAGTGGTGCGCCGATCGAGCGGGCACTGTGAGGGTCACGCAACTTGTGTAGTCTTGCTCCATGGCCACAGGTCCGTGGTAGATCCATCGGGCACGCACTTTGTCGCCTTCCACATAGTTTGCTGCTTCGACATGGACCGGCGTCGGTTCATCGTTTTGAGTGTCTCTCCAGGAGCGCGTGGGGGAATAGTAAAAGCGGTGGTCGGTCTCCCGGGGGATCCAAATCAGCATCCTGCCACCAGGCTCCGCTTGTGGGAGCCTGTGGGAAATGTTTGCGAGATCAGAGATGGTGGGGGTGGTCATGGTTCTAGTAGTTGACGGGGGAGGTGGTGATGGCCCAGACCCAGGGATTTTTTTGGGAGTCATGCCGCGATTTGAGTAAGGTGCCTGCGCAAATGGGAGAGTGCCCCTTGTTCGATCTGGCGAACCCGCTCGTGGCTCAGATTGAACTGCATACCGATCTCGCGATAAGTGGCCTGGTCGAAAAAGCGTTTTTGAAGCACCAGCCGTTGGCGTTCGGGGAGCTGGGGAAGCAGCTTCTCTACAGCCTCGAAGAGCTCTTTGGTCTCTATCGAGTGAGTGATGTTCTCGTTAGTGCCGAACGCAACGTCGAGCAGGGTTTCAGCGTCGGGACCATCGCCGACGGGTGCGTCCAAGTAGACGATCCTTGCCAGATGTGACTTCCGAGATGGAAACGTTACTGGAGACGCTTGCTTTGTGGCATAGATGCGGATGGAGCGGGTGATGGCGCGACAGCTGTAGGTGAAGAAGGATGCCCCGCCGGTAGGCGACCATGTCTTGGTTAGTCGCATTGCTTCCAAAGTCCCTATCTGAATGAGCTCTTTGGGATCGGCGTGAAAGCGCTGGGCGTAGATGTTTGCCTGCCTGACGATCCATGGATCTACCAGCGTGATCAATTTCAATTGAGCATTGCGAGTGTGCTGGTTTTCTCCTGTGCTGTTGCGGCCGCTCGCTACGGCTACAGGGAGGCATTCAAGGTTGTCTATGCTGCAGTTCCGCTTGTCTCCGTCTTTGAATACGACATTCCAGCCATGGGGAATCGGGCCATGGTGGTCCATCCATACCACACGCTGCAGAAGATGTTCCCCATGCCCCTTCCTGCAGGTGCGGCGGAGATAGCCGTTCTTGCCTGGGGTGTAGCTCTGCCCCCCATAGACTACTGGGATGTGCATCTTCCGCTTGAGCGTTTGTCTGCGACTTGCGAGCAGTTCGTGCATTGACTGACGGCTGCGCCCCCAGATCGCCCCCACCTTCGCCAGAGAGCGAACGCGGAGGTAGTCTGCATACATGGCGTCCACGGTGGCCTCAGGAAGGCCACCGCGGCCGTAATGGCCTTTTTCGCGATCTGTGGTCATGCGGCACCGAGGCTGGCTTTGACGCGGGCTGCGAGCTCGAGCAGAGGCTCGACTTCTTCGAGAAACGCCTGTCTCGTTTCTGGCTCCCACTGGAGAATCTTGTCCGTACCGCCCACCTGGGTGTGCCAGCGCTTGAAGGTCGTGGTGATGAGGCCGTTGATCACAACGATGCCGCTGCCGCGACCGCTTTGTTCTTTTATCCCCTCCTCGGTCATGATCTGGCCCGCATCGATGGAGCGCTTCAGAGCCAACGCCGATAGAGAGTGTTTGCGGGCGAGTTTCGCCCACTTCTCTTGCTCGGCATGGCTGTCCGGGAACTTCTGCCCCAAGATGTAGGAAAGGTCGGCAGTGAGACGGTAGTGCTCACGCAGAAGGATCGGGACCTTGGCAATCGCTTCAGCCTTCGATACCTCCATGAAGTCAAACTCGAGCTGGCTGAGGCATTCCTTTGCGAAAGCTTCGCCATGGGTAGTGACGGTGTAGGAAATCACGTCTGCCAACGCGGCATGATACATTTGATTGATCATGCGGAGGCGCTGCAGGAGGAAGGCGCACTGGTCCCGGCTGAGATCCTTCGTGATGCGCACCCCTGCAGGAGTGATGTCCACGCCAAAGAGCAGCTCACCGCTTTGGCGAAGGGCGAGGGCCTGCTCAAGACCGGTACCAGTGAGGCCGATGCATTTCCCGTTGGGGATGCGCTTGATGACGCCAGCATCCAGCCCAGCCGCAATGAGCTCGGGAGCAAAGTCCACTTCGGGGAGAGGCCTCTGCTGGAGTCGATCAATCAGAGGGAGCAACTTCGGGTTCACGGAGCAACACCCTCCTTTCCATCACGGAGGATTGCGGCGGTAGCAGCCTGGCGGGCCTCGCGAGCGGCCTTGACTCTCTGCTTCTTGTTGAGGTGGGGGCGCGCAAGGAGGGTGACTCCTCCGCCCTCATTCATAGTGCACCGCTGAAGGCGTCCGTCTTGGCCTGTGATGTAAAGCTGGGATCCCAGGCGGCCGACTTTGCCGGCGTTCTGGGTGCCTCCCAGGACGGTCTTGACCAGTCTCCGCTGTTTGCGATGTTTGCGGGGAGGGGCCTCGTTCGTTGTGGACGGGGTGGCGGCAGGGTTGGGGTCGGTGTTGCTATTCATGATGATGGTGCTGATGCCTTTTTCTTTCTCCAGTGTTTGGTCCGTTGGGCGACGGAGAGGGCTGCGCACGCGGCGGCACTCTTTGAATGAGGGCCGCGTGGCAGGTGGAGCTCCCGCTCCCAAAAGCGTTTCTTCTTGCTCACGGCCTCTGGCGAGACGCCGATCTCTTTGGCAAATTCCCGTAGGCTTCCGAGTCCATTGAGGGCGCCCATGTTGCAGGCGAAGGCCAGGCCGGCGATGCTGACCTTGGGGTTGGGCTCGTTGATCAACGGCCCGGCTATCCGCGCAATGTAGTTTGCATTGGCGGCGGTGGCGGCCTGTTTGAGGCCTTCTGCATGCCATCGGGCAAGCTCGGCCGCCAAGGTGGCAGGCAGGTTAAAGCGAGTCACCAACTCGTCGGTGAGATTGGCCTGCTGGTCATCGAGCTTGGTGAAGTCGAATGACTCTGCGGCACGAGGGTGCTCGGCCGCATCTCCCTCTTCATGGGGGGAGTGGCCAGAAACTTTGTGGGTGTCGGACGCAGGGCCGGTAATACCCTGCGCAATGAGCTTGTTGCGCTCTGCCGAACTGAGTTGCTTCCACCAGACCTGCCACTCTGCGTTGGCGTCCTGACGAAGCTTTTGCCGGGCGAAGTCTCCCGACATTTCGTCGGAAGTGGTCAT